CAAGATTGTCGCGTGTAAGTGGGTGCGCTTGGCATGCGAGCGCCACGTGCATGATCTGGAACATGCACATGAGCGCGGCTTTTATTTTGATGCTGAAGCTGCGCAATACGTCATAGACTTCATACAAATTCTCAGACATTCCAAGGGCAAGTGGGGTCGCGGTAATGGTGAATCCATTCGGCTTGAGCCGTGGCAACAGTTTACGATCTGGGTTCCGTTTGGCTGGAAGCGCGCTGATGGGATGCGCCGCTTCAGAACATCATGGCAAGAAGTCGGTAGGAAGAACGGCAAAAGCACCATTGGCGCAGGTCAGGGTTTGTATTTGGCGTTTGCCGATGGGGAGCCTGGTTCGGAAGTGGTGAGCGCCAGCACGAAGAGAGACCAGAGTCGTATCGTTCACGCAGAAGCGATCCGGATGGTTCGCAAAAATCAGGGGTTGAAAAAATATATCAAAATTTTCAAAGACAACCTTAGTTTAGAAAAAACTAACAGCAAATACTGGCCGTTGGGCTCTGACTCTGACAGCACTGATGGACTTAACCTTCACGGAATCATAGCTGACGAGGTGCACCAATGGCGAACGCGTGAAATGTGGGATGTGCTTGAGACATCCACTGGAGCGCGCGAACAACCGATGTTTATCGCAATAACCACTGCCGGTGTTGATCGCCGAAGTGTAGCCTTCGAGAAGCATGAGTACACGCGCAAGGTGCTTGAAGGCTGGAAGGATAGATCATTCGAAGACGATACCTGGTTTGGCATTATTTTCACCCTCGATGATGGGGATGATTGGCGCGATGAGAATGTGTGGATCAAAGCGAACCCCAATCTGGGCGTCTCAAAATACATCGAAGATCTACGTATGAAAGCCAAGCGCGCCGAGCAGATGGCGGCAGCTCTCAATAACTTCCTGCGGCGCGAGTTGAATGTGTGGGTGCAGGGCGAGATCAAGTGGATGCCTATGGATCAATGGCGCCAGTGCGCAGGCGAAGTGCCTGCCTTGGAATTGCCCAAGCGGCTGAAGGATATGACTTGTTATGCAGGCTTGGATTTATCGAGCACATCCGACATCACAGCGTTTGTTATGGTCTTCCCGGATGACGATGATTATATCGATGTGGTCTGTCGCTTCTGGATCCCGGAAGATAACATGCTCATCCGGACCCGTGACGATGGAGTCCATTATCGACAATGGGTCGAGCAAGGCTACATCGAAGCCACGCCAGGGAACGTGATCGATTACGACTGGATCTTTGAGCAGATCGAAAAGGATCGCGAGATGTTCGATATCGACCAAAGCGCCTTTGACCGTTGGGGCGCAGCGCGTGTGGTGCAGGTACTCGAAAAGAAAGGGATGACGATGGCGCAATTCGGGCAAGGCTTCGCGAGCATGAACCCGCCTATGAAAGAGTTGGAACGGTTGGTGCTTGGTAAAAAAATACGGCATGGCAATAACCCGGTGCTCACGTGGATGGCTGATAACCTAGTCGCACGCATGGACCCAGCCGGGAATATCAAGCCTGACAAAGCCGCGAGCCGCGAGAAGATCGACGGTATGGTGGCATTGATCATGGCGATTGACCTGGCATTACGTCACCCAGAAGTGAAAAGTGTCTACGAAAAGCGCGGCATGCGCATGATCGGATAGTCCTTGACTTCCTATGGGTTCGGCGGCACCCTGTTGCTAACAAGGAGATGATCATGAAAACATTATTGGAAATCAAAAAAGCAAATGCCAAAAAGCGCAACATCGCCAGCCGGGAAAGCAGCCTGAAAAAGTATGAAGAAAAACAGGCAGAGATCAAGAAGCTGCTGAAGCAAATTGAAGTGGGCTTGCAACAGCACGACCGCAACGCCAGCGGGCAGGGTGGGCACCACTGGGGGCACGTGGGCGATCTGGCAAACATCGCCAGCACATTGACGGATATCCGCGACCAATTGCACCACACAGGCGAATACGCCAGGGGATAGCGATGAGCGCAAAATACACCACCGACCCAAAAGAGATTTACATGCTGGAGCTGAACAAGCTCCAGCTTTGTTTTTCAGACCTGCAGCGAGTGGGCGAGGAAGCCAGTGAGTTATCAAAGATTGGCTGGCGGCAGGTTGAATATCTGCGGCACGTAAATTTTATTTTGCAGGAAGCCACTCAGACCGGGGAAATGTTGTTGAATATTCCAGCTTGACAAATTAGAACACATATTCTAAAATAAAAGAGACAGACGCTTGGGTGCCCCCCTCACCCCGGCGTCTGTCGTTTAAATTCAAAATAAATTCCCTATTGACATATCAAATTCAAAATGCTAAACTAATTTTGTGGCGGGCGACTTGCCCCCCTCAAGCCACTCGTCACATTTATATAATTGATGCAGTCCTGGTGTAGACCGGGACCCCAGTCGGAACCGATGCACCCGACGACTCACATGAGTCGTCGGGTGTTTTTATTTGCACTAACAGGAGTAAGCATGGCACAAGAATCACCAAAACATCTGTTGATCGTCAAACAGCCGCGCGGCTTGATCGTGCGGGATACTCCGCGGGCAGAGTCGGAAGGCTCGATCCGCTTACGCACCGAAGCAGTGGGAAAACAATTGCAAGCCTACAGCATTCATAACATCAGTGGCGTGCCTTACGCGCGCCTCGTTCCACAAAACCCAACCAAACCTGAATGGGTCCGCGTGAAGGAAGCGGACGGCAGTATCGAATATGTGGATGTGATCAACCTCGAAGAGGTTCCGAGCGGTCTAGCGGAAGCCGTTCATCATTTAGCGCGTGCGATTGAGGCGCACAAAGCCCAATGACAGCAGCGTCCAGCAACGACAATCTGCTGCAGCAGATCGATGACTTATTGGAGCAAGATGATCTCTCAACCAAGATCGGTCTGCGTTTTGCATTTACGGTCTTGCGGGATGCGATGACTGTGATCATGGATATGAAAGATCGCGTCAGCGCTGCTGAAAACGGCTATGTGTCCATGACCAAAAACATGTCCACGCTTTCGACGGATGTGGACGATGTCAAAAAGAAGGTCAATGTGATGTGGATCGGATATCAGATCGGCGTTTGGGTCGCCACCATCTTTGGCGTTTCGATGATCACATTGATCTGGTCTCTGTTGACGGGTGCAGCGACCCTCACCTTTGGAAAACCATGACGAATAACAAAGGCTTGATGATCGCTGGTGCCTTGATCCTGGCTGCGCTTTATATCCTCAGCGATGAGGAAGGTCCGTTCACGGTCACCTTTACGCTGGATGCCCTGCCCCATTCCCTGCGCAAACGAATCGAGGCGGTCTCAGATGGCATGTTGATCACCGCCACCCGCATCACCAAGGAAAGCGATTTTCCGTTTTCGGAATTATCCGATAAACAGTTTCAGGGCATTGTTGTCAATCGGATGATGACCTTTTTCGGACTACGTGAGAAGTGGAGCAAGTCGTGAGTATTCCTGAAAAGCCCGCCGCCCGTTTCAGCAGAAACGATCTGGTCTATTGGACCGGGTTGCTCTTTTTGTTTATAGGTGCCGGGTTAGTGTTCAGTTGGGGTATGGCGTTCCTTATCTTAGGCGCAGTATTGACCGCTGTCAACATTGCCACTAGTTTCTTTGTCACCTGGCTGGCAGTCACTGTGAAGGAGAAGAAGTAAGTGTTACCCAATCCTAGCATGGTGCAGAAGCGTTTTCATCCATCGCAGGAGCCGCCCGGCTGGCTGCGCTCTGCGTATGGTTGGGACACAAATAGCGGTGTGGATGTCACGCCTGAGACAGCCCTGCAAAACATGGGTGTACTCTCCTGCGTGCGATTACTTTCAGACGTTGAAGCGATGCTACCGCTGATCACCTATAAACGCCTGGAACGTGGGCAAACCCGCGCCCATGATTATTATCTGTATCCTATTCTGCGAGAAGTTTCCAACCCAGAGATGACTGCCATGACCTATCGGCAGACGATCACTGGACATGTGGCATTACGTGGCAATGGACTTTCCGAGATCGAGTTCGATAACGCCGGGCGAGTGAAGTATCTCTGGCCGCTCAACCCTGACAAAGTCCGTCGAATGGAACGCGTCAATGGCAAGCTGGTTTATATCTACACTCTGCCCGATTCAGTAGGCGGTCAGGATGTGGGTCTGCCTTCGGATCGTATTCTGCATATACGCTGGTTTACCACCAATGGCTTATGGGCATTGAGTCCCATCCAACAGGCGCGTCACTCCATCGGCATGTCAATGGCTGTGCAGGAATATATTGCGCGTTTCTTTGGCAACAATGCAGAGCCTGGTATTGTCCTCAAGAGTGATAAAGAGTTGAGCGACAAAGCGTATTTGCGCGTCAAGAATGATTGGGAAGCGCGTCATCGCGGGCTAGAGAATGCCCATCGACTTGCCATTTTGGAAGACGGTTTGAGTGTCGAAAAACTTGGAGTTGACAACAAAGATTCCGAACTCTTAAGTATCTTGCAATATGGCACCGCTGACATCGCACGGTTATATGGCATCTCCCTCGACATGCTGGCGGAAAGCGATAAAGCCGCGACGTATGCCAGCGTTGAACAATTCGGGGAACGTTTTATCAAGTACACGATGCAGCCTTGGTTCGTGCGTTGGGAGCAGGAGATCTCCCGCAGTTTGCTAACCCCAACAGAGCGCAAAACCTATTTTGCCGAACACCTGGTAGATGCCCTACTGCGTGCAGATCTGGC